TCCGTGTCCAGCGCGGACGCTGGCACGGCGGACAGACGCAGGCGCTCCTTGAGCGTCGCTTCGTTGGCAACGAAAAGGGGTGCGGCCATGGACTACTCCTCGGTCTCGGGGGCTTGGGCGCGCGCCCTGGCTGCTTCGAGACCGGCAGCGGCCTCGGCGGACAGATCCCGCGTGCCGGTCTTGAGGGCGGACCCGCTGGCGTCCTGCGTCAGCTTGTCCAGGGCGAGCGTCTGCGGACGCGAACGGTCGTTGACCGGGGCGACTACCTGACGCATGCTGGGCTGCCAGCCGCTCGTCAAGAGCCGCACGGCGTCCTGCTCATCTTCGAGCTGGTCCGTGTCGTACTCCGGAGCGATCTCCAGGACCATGATGAGCAGATCCTCCATGGTCTTGCCGACCAGGGTACTGGGGTCTGCACGGAACGGATTGGCGGCGAGCGCCGCGACTACCTCTTGAGCAGCCTCGACCGAGATCCCAGCAGCCTCGATGCGACCCTCGTTGAGCCAGCTTTGGATGTCGGACCCCGGGAAGATCCCGGGCGGCAGCAGCTCGCCCTGCATCACCATGTTCCGCCGCGACATGATGAACCCAGTGCTCACCCCCCGGGGCAGGCGGATGGATCCTCGGACGACTCGGTACGCTTCGTTCTGTTCGCTCACGATTGCCTCCTATGGCGTTCGGCTGTGTGGATGAATCGGGGCCGGACCCAGCCTAGCGGCCCGGCCCCGATCTTGGTGTCCCGAGGGACTAGGCGAGCACCTGGACCGAGACCGTCGCGTTCGGACGACGCGGCACCGGCATCGGGTTGGACTCGACCAGCAGCATGCGGGCGCTCGGGTCTTCCGTCTCCCAGGACTTCGAGAAGCGCTTCGACTGGAGCACCTTGCCCGCGCCGATCGCCTTCATGTCCTCGATCGCGCCGTAGTACGTCACGAACTGGGCCGCCGGGGTACGCGCGACGAACTCGGCGTACTTCGGACGGATCAGGTCGGTGGCCACACCGTCCACGTCCACCGTGCGACCGTAGCGCCACACGCGGATGCCGTGGACGTAGGTGCCCAGGTACAGCGCGCCGGACTCGGCGATCTGCTGGGTCAGGTCCACGGTGCCAGTCGCCAGCCGGCGGATGTCGAGCAGGCTCGACAGCTCGTCAGGAGCGTCGGCCAAGAAGGCGTCGGCGGCGTCTGAGCCGAGGATCACGTCGGTGACGTTCAGGCTCACCGCATCGTTGACGAGCTGCGCCGCGTCCAGGAAGTCCTTGCGGAAGGACGCCGTGGTCTCATCCCAGCGGTCACCAGCCCCCAGCGCGTAGTCGTGCGCTGCGTCGCGAGGGAACGTGATGGTGAAGGCGGCCTCGTCGGCCTCGTAACTGACTGCGCCTTGCAGGGCGAGCGCACACAGGTACTCCTCCGAGTTGGTCACATCGTCCATCATCATCGCCATCTCCGAGGCCATGTATTCACGCATGGCCCGTTGGATGCCGCCTGCACCGGGGAAGATGACCGAGCCGGGGCGACGCTTGTTCAGCAACTCGGTCGGCGTCATCGGACGCTTGATGCGGATGTGGGGCGGGACGATGACCCGGAACGACTCGTCGCGGCCCTCGGTCATCACGGCAGCGCCGTTGCGCTCCACGAACGGGGCGATCTGTCGCCCACGGTCGAGAAGGCTGAGTTCGATGTTCCTCGTCGGGACGGTCACGTCCCGCGAGAACAGAAGGTTCTTGAGGAAGGCGTTCGGAGCCTTCATCTCGTTCACGGCGGGAGTCAGCGTGCTCCAGCTCAGAACGTCGGCAGAGTTCGGCATTTTCGATTCTCCTTTTGGTTGAGCGGAAGCTCGGGACTAGGCCACGTCGGCGAGGCCCTGGACGATGATGCCAGCGTCGCGCACAGAGCTGTCAGCCAGCGCGGTGTCGAGAGTGGCCTGGGTCTGACCGGCGGGCAGCGGGATGTCGTCGTAGTGGACGACGCCTCGCTTGAAGACCTGGATCATGGTCTCCCCGGTGTCGGACCCGGCGTGGGCTTCGTCGGGCGCCCACAGAAGGCCCTGGACGGTGCTGGCGTCAGCGTCGGCCCACACGCCCCACGTCCCGTCGCCGTTGTTCACCAGCGGCGTCAGGTGGGGAAGGTCGGCAGCGGCACCGAGGGTTTCCAGTTGCGACGGCCAGATGCCGTCCTGGTACGGGAAGGCGCGAAGGTTCGGGGTCTGCGAAACGGCATCGCCGAACAGCTCTTTCGGTTCGAGGGCCATGGTAGGCTACTCCTTGTTGATCTGGTTGGTTGGTGTAGGAAGGAAGAGGTGCGGCGCCTAGCCGAGGACTTTCATGCTGGACGAGTTGCCCATCAGCTCGTTCGCGAGCTTCGCGATCGCGAGGCCCTCGTCGGTGGCGGACTTCGCCAGATCGTCCTCATCGTCCTGCGCCGACGCGGTGCGGGCGGGAACGTTGGAGCGCTTGCGCGCCTTGAAGAGTTGCACCTGGAGTGCGCGGACCTCTTTGGTGTCCTCGGGCTTCGCCTCGATGCCAGCCTCGGTCAGCTCCGCGAGCGACGGGGCGGTCTCGGCCATGGCCTTGCGCATCTCGGCGATGTCGTCGGCGGACAGTTTGCCCTCCGCGACGGCCTTACGCAGCTCGAAGCCCCGCAACGCGCTCTCGTAGTCGGAGAGCGCCTGCGGGTCGTTGACATCGCCGGTGAACGTCGGGCGTTGCTCTGCCTCGACCTTCGGCTCGACCTTCGGCTCGACCTTCGGCTCGGCCACGAACACTTCTTTGATCGACTTCACCAGTTCCGCGAAGCCGGTCTTCTGGGCATCCAGGAGGGCCTGGAGTTCTTCTTTGGACATTTCAGTCTCCTGACCGCCCATGCGAGCGGCTACTCTTTGTGACGCAGCCTTGACATCCACTTGTTCGACGGCTGCTGGGCCGAACAGACTCACTCCGTCCCAGCAGCCGTCGCGGTATGCCGCGCGGAGGGCAGGGTCGTTGATCTTGATGCGGGCGGCAGCGCCGCCGGACACGTCCACCGCGTTGCCGTCGTAGTCCTTCCAGTCACGGAAGCGGTCGTCGGACTTCTGGATGGTGAACACCTCCTGGATCGCGACCGCTCCGCGAGGGAGCACGTCGCCCTCGTGCTCGATGTCTAGCTTGCCGCCGTTCGCGATCAGCGACTCCATCATCGAGTCGATCGCGGCATCGGTGTCGGAGAAGTCACCATCATCATCGGCGAGGCCCTTCGGCCAGATGACGGTGAGCAGCTCGCCCTTCTCGGCGTCGGCCGCCTTCGTGAGCGTGGCGAACTCGGCGGTGCCGTCCGACTTGTAGAGCGTGGTCAGGCCGTTCTTCCCCCGCTTGCAGAGGGCGAGGCGTTTCACCTCGGCGAACTTGATGCGACGCATGGTGGTCTCCTAGCGAACGGCGAGCTGGCCGCGCACCGGGGTTGGTGCGCAGCCTGCGTCGAGCCGGGGGCAGAGGCGGGGGACGAACAATTCCAGGATTCTGCTTGCAGACGGCACCATCGTGTGCTACCGTTCGTGCATCTGCCGAGATGGCAGGCTGACCTGCCGAGATGGCAGTCAACAACAACCTAGCATGGTCTATAGGCTGTGTCAAGGAGAAATCGCGATTTTTCTACCGGCAGGGCTAGAGCTATCCCCGGGACGCTGGGGCGCTTCCCTGCACCACCCTGACGAGGGACCATGACCGATCAGACGAACTACGAGGTGATCCGCTCGGGGCGGCCCGACCCGACGAACATCCATGGCGGCGGCTCGATGCTGTTCGCCGTGCTCAAGAAGGCGGCCAAGCTCGCCGCAGAGGACGCCGAGCACGGCCAGACGAACCAGGGCGTCGCGGTGGGCAAGAAGGCCCACATGATCGACAAGCTCACGGCACGCGACCTGCGCGACTTCAACGCCACGCACGCCATCTGCATCGACGCCAAGAAGTCTTCGACCGTGGGCCTCGGCCACCGCGAGCAGGAGATCCACGACGTGCTCGATCCGCTCTGCCGCTTCTCGTGGCAGGACACGCTCGACGCTATCGCTGAGGACTACTTCGAGACCGGCGAGTGCTTCCTCGAAGTGGTGTGGGACGGGCCGCAGCGCAGCGAGATCACCGGGCTCTACCACATCGAGTCGGCCGCGATCCACGTCGAGGTCGAGGAGGAGGACGCGGCCAACCTCTTCCACTACATCGTCCAGGGAGAAGAGGACGGGGCGGCAACACTCGTGCTCGCCAAGTGGGGCGATCTACAGGACCTCAAGAAGCGCTTCGGTCAGAGCGATGAGTCCGAGGGCGGCGACCCCGAGCTGGAGGGCATCGACAACACGCCCGCCAACGACGTGATCCTACCGAGCGATCGAGCGAGTGCGTTGGGAGGTACGATCGCGAACAGCGAGGTCATCCACATCCGCCAGGCGTCGAACCGCTCGCGCTACTACGGCTACCCCGACTACATGAGCGCGGTGCCGTCGATCGAGCTGGTCCAGTGCATGACTCAGCACGAGTTCGACTTCTACTTCAACCGGGGCGTCCCGGAGTTCATGCTGTTCCTGCTCGGCAAGAACATCGGCTCGTGCTGGAGCAAGATCGAGCAACTATTCAAGGCCAGCCAGGGGATCGGCAACTCCCACAAGAGCGGCGCGGTCCACATCCCCGGCAACCCCGAGGAGACGACGGTGCAGATCGAGAAGCTGGCGATGGAGGACGCCGGCAACAGCGGCTTCTCCGAGAAATCCGGCACGCTCGACATGCGCATCGCCACGGCTCACGGCATGCCGCCGCAGCTCGCCAACATCGCGTTGCCTGGCAAGATCGGCGCGGCGAACGAGGGTCCGAACGCCATGCTCATCTTCCAGCAGCGGAAGCTAGGGCAGGCGCAGAAGAACTTCTCGCGCATGTTCGCCTGCACCCTCGGCCATGATGGTGTGAAGTTCGCGCAGCCGACCGGCGGCTCGAAGGCGCTCTCCGCCGACATATGGACGGCCAAGAACGCGAAGCCTATGGACGACAACGGCGTGCCTCAGTTCGTCCAGCCGGGCAACGGGTTCAACACCATCCTCGACGGCATGACGTTGGGCGCTCAGAACACCATGGCGTCCATGCAAGAGCCTCTGGCCGGGTCGGGCCGCAACCCCGACGATGGCCTGCTCGAAGGCGCGCGTGACCGCAAGCCCGGCGATCCGAAGCAGACCCGTCCCGCCACCGGGCAGCGTCCTGCGCCGAAGTCGTAATGCTTGATCCGAAGAAGGTCATTCGCCGCGTGCTCCAGGAGATCGGAGAGCGCGAGTTGAGCAGGGTGCGCCGGACCATCGGCTCGCGCACCCTGCGCGCGGCCATCCGCCTCATCATCAACGAGTCGGAGGAGCGCGCTGACCTCTTCATCCCGCACTACTGGGCGGTCTACTATCACGACGGGCGACCGGGATTCTCCGCTGTCGGGGTGGGCGCGCGGAAGCTGGTGTTCTTCGACAATCCCGCCGACGACCCTCGCAAGCCTACCCCGGAGCGTGAGAACCAAGTCAAGCATCTCACGCGGGACCAGTATCAAGAAGGGCTGCGTCGCAACGCCGAGCGCGCCGCGCGCGGCGCGCGACCCTTCATGTACGTCGTGGACTCTGTGGGGGCAGCCCCCCCGCGCCCGTTCTTCACACAGCTCGAAGTAGGTGCGGCGAGGCGGGCGGACGAGGTGGTGCTGCGCACGTTCGAGCGCGAGCTTCTAGACGCGATCGACCGTGATCCTGCCACACGCAGCGAGACCAGGATCGCCGACATCGGCTTCGGCCTCTAGCTAGGTGATCTCCGGCGGGGTCAAGCCAGGATTCGGGTAATCTCTCGGCCTTTCGGAGACGAGACCTCCGCTCTGGTACGGCTGGATCTCCAGCCCTTCCCTGATCTCCTGCGCGTGCTCACGCAAGTAGGTTAGGATCCGGCTTGACGGGCGGATCGGCCTGCGGGCGAACAGGAACGCCCAGGCCACCGCGTCCGCCCAGCAAGTCGAGGCTGCCCACCACATGCCGAGCGTGGCGTAGACGACGCCCGAGACGGCCAGCATGCTCGCTGTGAGCGCGCTCGACGAGCGAGGCACCTCGGACTTCGGGTTGAGGCACGTCGGCAGCAGGACGGCCGTGTAGAGCGCCCCAGCGAGTCCGAAGAAATAGTCCTGCCACATAGTCTCAGCTCGGCTTGATGTCCAGCCCGGAGCGCTCCGGGATGACGAGGGTGAGGGTGCCTTTGAGCGACTGCGGACGGACGTACTTGCCCGCACCCTCCCAGACGCGGCGCGCCAGGACGCGCCCGCTCGGGTGCTCGGTGATCGAGAGGATGAGGTGGTCGCCCTCCCGCGTGACGGTTTGCAGAACCTTCATCAGATGGTCAGCATCTCGGTGATCGCGTCGCGCTCGATTCGGATGGGCTCATCAGAGCGCCTCCCGACGGATGTGCGACGTGACGTTGCCTCCCTCGCCCCACATCGCGCGACGGATCTCCTGGTCCTTCTCGGAGGCCCGCCAAACCCTGCCCCCGAACGTGGCGAAGTCCTCGTAGATCAGCACGGGCTGAGGCACGACGATCCCGCTGGCGGCGTCCACGGTGAACAGCCCGAAGCCCATCGTCCACTGGCTCGGGCCTTTCACATAGTCCTTGCCGACGGCGAAGCCAGCCATCATGCCGGTCGAGGTCCACGAGAGCGACGGGTTCGCCAGCGTAGGGCGGGTCCACACACCAGGGCGGTGCGTGTGCCCGCTGGTGCCAGACAGTCCGAAGTTCGCCAGCTCTTGCTCCATCGCGTTCTTCGCGATCGAGTGTCCGTGCGACACCACGAAGCTGTCGTAGTAGACCTTGTAGGTGCGGCGGATGTTGTTGTTCCTGTCACCTTGCTTGGGCGCGAGCCAGTCGCCCCCGAACACGATCTCGATGCCCAGCTCGTCGATGTCCAACAGTTCGGACCATCGCAGGCTGCGCAGGTCCGCCAGGCCGGGGGCGGTGTCGGCGATGTAGCGCACGAGACGCTGCTCATGGTTGCCGATGTGGTAGGTCATCGCGGAGTCGGGGCAGCGCTCGCGCGTGGGCGCGAGGATCTGCTCCCGAGCGAAGTCCAACTCTTGCTGCACCGAGAGCGACCCCGCGCCCGGCATCTGCGAGAAGCGCCCTACGGAAGGGAAGTCCACCACGTCGCCGTTGAAGACGATCAAGTCCGGCTGCACCTGCTCCGCCACTGCCATCCAGACGCGCAGGGCCAGAGGATCCACGAACTGCGAGTGGAAGTCGCTGCCCACCAGGACGTGCTTGACCCCTTCGCGCTTGGAGTATTCCGCAGACCAGCGTCCCACCGAGCCCATGACGGACTCCTCGGCCCGCTCGCGGATCTGCTTCTCAGTCCGCAGCCGCGCGGTCAGGTTCTTGACCTTGGACGTGCCGCGCGTGTCGCGCAAACCCGCCGCCCGCTCGAACTCAGCGTGCGTGCCAAACAGGTCGGCGACCATGAGCACCGGGTAGTGCCCGAGCTGCGCGTAACGCTTGGCGCTGGCAGCCCAGCCCGCGTAGGGATTATCCGGGTGCTCGAAGACTCGGCGCAGGTCCTTGACCATGCGCTCGCTGACTTGCTCGCGCAGGTCCTTGTCCTCGCGAATCTTCTCCCGCAACTCGCGGTTGATGGTGCGTTGCTCGGCAGCGTGCTCGCACGCGGCCTCGAACTTCGCCAGGAGTTCGTCGCGCTTGGTTTGCTTCTTCTTAGCCATTGAACTTGTCCCGTTTCAGTCGTTGCAGCTTGAGTTGATCGTATTCGGCTTTCGGAAACAGCCTAGGCATCCACGACGCTATAGTGGCCCTACCTGCTCCGGTGGCCTTAGCAATTTCGACCATTGAGAGCCCGTCTCTATATAGCTGAGCCCAGAGTTCCTTATCGTGACACCCTCGACTAACTGCGCTATCAATCCCGGCCCGGCTGCGATGCTCTGATACTAGCTGCTTATAATCAGCGCAGAGACGGCTCAACCATTTTTGCACACAAGTTTTGCCTGCCCCGGTGGCCGCTGCGATGTGCCTGGAGGCGTATCCAGCATGGAACATGCGAACCCACTCTTGCTTCTCCTCGTCCGTGTATCGTCTCTTGGTCATCTGTTTTCGTAGCCCCATTTCGCCAGCAGCAGCGCGTCACCGACGTGCTTCCACTGGCCTTTGGTGATGTGGTTGAAGGAGGGCGGCGGTGTGTT